TATAGTTCTCCAATTTCTAGTTTCATGATCTTTAATCATATTAGTTCCATCTGAGTGGCAGATGTAATTATTACCTTCACATAATAAGAAACCTGAAGCACTTGTAACTTTAAAAGTTAAAGTATACCCTGCGTGATTAGTTCCATCTATTATATTAAATACTTTTTCTATACTTGCTGGAAAATTTACTGTTCTGTTTGCAGCTAAAGTTCCAGTAAACTTTAAGGTCATATTTCTTGCATTAGAAATAGTTGCATCAGTCATTGCAAGTGTAACATCCCCAGATGCAACGTCTATTGCTTGAAAACCTGCAACAGATTGTTGAACAAGGTTTAAATTATTGTTTGTTTTTGTGCCCCATGTACCAGCGTTTTCGCCAGTAGCCATAAGTTCTAGTTTAAGATCTGATGAATATGATGATGCCATTATTTATATTCCTTATTTTTGTTATTTATATTAGTTATTTATCTTTAAGTCAAACATAATTATGATGGTGTTAGCCTTGTATAACCAGTGCTTACGGTAGGTGTTAATCTTTCATAAACCCCTGGAAAAGCTATTCCTGTGTTATTGACAGTAGATTGAAGTTCTAAACCAGTTAATCCCATAACATCTGCAGGTGTAATAGATCCCGTACTTGCAGTTGATGACACCCCTGTTAACGGAACTCCTATTTCTAGTGTAAGAGATCCCACACTACTTGTTAAAGATTGTCCTGTAGGAACTTCAATTTCAGTTCTTGTTACTTCTACATTTCCTATACTAGATGTTGTACTTAATCCAGTAACTCCCACAACATCAGCTGGAGAAATATTTCCTACACTAGATGTTGTACTTAATCCAGTAAGTCCCATAACCATTTCTGTAGGAGATATTGATCCTACAGACGAAGTTGCACTAACACCTGTTATAACAGGTGTAGAATCTATAACGAAACTTAAAGAACCAATACTAGTTGTTGCACTAACTCCTGTAGGAGATATTACCGATGTTAAATCTAAACTTAAAGAACCAACACTAGATGTTGCACTTAATCCTGCTGGTTGTTCTAATTTATTAAATGAGTCTCCGTAAGGTTCTTCACCCCAACCATTTCTACCCCAACCAACTAATGTACCAGCATTATCAAAACTTCCTAATTCAGAAGTTAATTGTAATCCTGTTAAATCTGCGATTGTAAGTTGAGTAGTGGTTATTGATCCTAATGAAGAAGTAGTGCTAAGTCCTGTTAAAGAAACATCAAGTATGTCTTTTGCGTCTACAGTACCAACACTTGAGGTTAAACCAAGACCAGATAGTTCAACAGAATATTCTACTCCCCAACCAGAGTTACCCCATGTTTGTCTGCCCCAACCATCAAAATTAGACGCTGTAACAGACCCAACACTAGATGTTGTACTAACTCCTGTTAGAGATGCTACAGATGTTAAATCTAGATTTGGAGAACCTACTGAAGATGTAGTGGGAAGTCCTGTTACATCTACTGGAATAATTTGAGCTGCTGTAACACTTCCTACACTTGAAGTTGCAACAGGAGGTGATGGTATTTCAAATACAATAGGACCTTGATCGCCCCATTCGTTCTGCCCCCAGACCCCTGCGCTCCAAGTTGTAGCCATAAGGAGTTACTCCTTATGCTATACGAAGGATTGCGTTATCTGCGTCTGCTGCTGGAAATTGAATTGTAAAAGTTCCACTTGATACAGTTTTATCTCCACCAAATGCAATTGCACAAACTGCTCTATCAGCGTTTGTATCATTATAAATTAAACAACCGTTTGCTGTAAATGAAGCAGAAGTAAAACTAAGATCTGCAAAATCACAACATGCAGTGTCAGTTGATAAAGCTGGAGTTACACTTGTAAGTGCTGAACCACCTGCAGAATAAGCTGAACCTGATGTGTTTGATATTTCGTTTGATGAACTGTACGCTGTTGTCGATTTATTTAAAGTAGCACTACTTGTGTATAGAGCTAGTTTAAATGTGTTTCCAGACGATGCTGTAAAATTATGTAGAGCCTGTAAAACTTCCGTTTTAAAACTATTACATACTGCTGATGTTATTGCCATAATGTTTTTCTCCTAATTTTATTGAGGCGCTGACTCGATTGGAATTCTTATTGTACCATCCGTGTAATCGTCTCTTCTTCGTCTTCCAAGTTGCATCGCTGCAAACTTTTGTAGTTCAGTTTTATATCTATTTTCATATAATGTCAACATGTCTGTTGGACCTTTTAAAAACATAAATGCTTCTACTAAACATGCATATAATAGACCTTGTGGAAAGTAATTACTTATGTATGTTCCTCCAGTATTATCCTCTAAACCCCCTGGCATTGCATTATAGTGTATAATATATTGATAGTTTTGATCTGGTGTAGGAGCTACATATATAGCACCTGATGTAGCTGTGTTTATACCTGTTGTAGCACCACCAAACATAGAATAATATTTAGGTAATCCTTTAACATTTTGACCTGTAGAACCACCAGAAGGACCTGTTGCTTCTCCAACATATTCAGATATAAAAGTTTGATCTCTTCTTTCCAACCAAAAACCTTGGTCTGTAGTAGCAGTTGTAGAATTAAAAACTTGTATTCCCCTTACAAATAATAATTTTGTTGGCATTGTAATTGAAGAACTATTTTGTGCAAATTGTGCTTTATCTTGAAATCTGTCAGAATCCATAGGACAGTCTAAATTAATTCTATGTTCTGCATTTTCTAAAAATCTATTTATAACAGCAGCAGTAAATACATTAGCATCTACTTCTGTGTAATTTCTAATATCTGTTGTTAGTTCTGAATATGTATATCCTGCCATAACTAACCTCTATCATTAACGGGTCCAATTGTACACTGAAAACCGCCTCCTGTTGCCGTGCTTCCAGCATTAGATACTAAAGGCACTGTTATAGAATTAAATTGTTGTTCTGTTGCTTGTGTTCCGTTCGGTAATGTAGGACCAACTTCTACAGTAGTTGCAATTGCTGTCGCTAAATAGGATCCAAAAACTTTTGCTCCATTTGCGTGAGTTGTTGCTGTAGTATTAGAAAAAGTAATTCCTCTAAAAGGAGCAGCCGTTCCTCTTGTTAATCCAGATAAAACTCCTGTGCCTGTATTGTTACCTGTGTATTGAATTGTTTCATTCATGTATTGTCCAAAAGTTGAACTAGTTGCATCTTGGTCTACTTTTTCTATTACAATAAAACCAGCGTTTGGAAATGCTGCAGAACTAGTTAAAGTTAAAGTGTTAACTGTATCATTAATTGCACCATTTAAAGTTGTTTCTAATTCTAAAGTTGCAATTGCAACACCTCCTACTATTTCTTTGACAGATTGAAATCTAACATAAGATGTTCCTTCGTTAATTTGATTAGAAGGATAAGATATACTTAAAGTTTGAGATCCACCTGTTGTGGTAAATGGGTTGTTGGGTAAAATATCTTGTACAGGAAACTCAACTCTTGCAGGTCTTGCATGTTGTAATCCTTGTGGATCAGCTCCTACTGGATGTGGTTGTAGTTGTGGTTGTTTAGGTTCAAATTCAGAAACATGTACCCATGCACCAGTCCACTCTTTTACCATTTCTCTATAAGGAAATGCTGCGCCTGATCTATCAGATATAGCTAATGCTCTACTGCCTTTTGCGAATCTAGCCATTATACATTTGGATAGTATGTTTTCGGAGTAATAAACGTGCTAGCTGCAGAACCATCTTCAGATAATGCTCTAGCTAATTCATCCTCGTACAACAACTTCATCTCCTGTGTTCGTTGTGGTGCAAACTTCATAGATAAGTAATAAGATAATCCTGAAATCATACATGGTACAAATCTAAAAGGTGTATCACTTGCGTTAGTATATGCTCCTGCATCTTGAATTCTTTTTACATAATAAACATTTAAAAAATTTGATGCAGCAGTTGAATTAGGTAAAGGATAAATTGTAATCGTAACTTTATCTATAAATCTTTGTACCCAAAATTGTGAAGGTGTTCCATTAGATGCTTTGTTAGCTGTTGCTGAATAAGAATCTCTTGCAACTTTAGTTAAACCAATATCTGATTGATTTGTTGTATTATAATTTTGTCTATATGTAACATTTAAAATATCTGAAATACCATAAACATTTGCTGTTGGAACAGTTGTAGCTTGTGGTGGTTCTCCACCTCCCGGTACATCTGTAGCATTTCTATAAAAAGTATATACACCAGATCCTTCAGCTGTAGCATCAACATTAGTTGTTGAACCTGCTACTAAATTAATATTAGTGTTTCCTACTTCCCAAAAATGTATTCCTCTATTACCCCATTCTTGAAAAAGAATATTCAAAGATCTTCTTGCAGTTTTTATTTGATGACCGGCTGTACCAACTAATCCTAAACGCTCATATGCGTCTGCAATTATTTCATCGATTGAGAAGTCCTGGTCAAAACTGTAGGACTGTGAAGTAGTATTCGCCATTGGCTACCCCTAAAAAGTTCCAATTATATATAAAAAATCTACGTTAGTAACGTCTGCGTATATTCCGTCAGAAGCATATATACCAGCTGCTGGTATTTTAAATTCATGAACTGCATTATCAGCTGTACCGAACTTACCATGAAAAATTAATTTAGCTGCTGTTTTAGAAGCGTCTGCTTCGTTATAAAGTTTAACTTCACCGTCAGCTGCTGTTGATTGTGCAAATATAGATAAAATGTTTGCACTTCCAATATTAGTTGCTGTGCCATTTACTAATTTTTGTACTTGACCGTCAGCTGCAAGAACTACCGATTGTCTAACTTTTGATGTTATTGACATATTTTTAATCTCCTTAAATTTGCGTGGGCCGAAGCCCACACTAAATTAATTATTATGCTATTGTTGCGCCGTTGTTTCCTACAACAACCCAACCTGCTGTGCCGTAAACAAGAACTACACCATCGCCAACATCAGCAAAAGTGATTGTAGTACCACCTGCAAGAGTTGCTGGAGTAAGAGTTCCATCTCCACCATCAACAATCATTGTAATGATTTTAACTTGACCTGCTGAACCATTTGCAAGAGTTAATGCATTTGCTCCAGTTGTAGTTACTTCAGTAATAAGGTCTGTAGTATTAAGAGCTCCAGCTCCGCTGAAAGACTCAACTCCACCTGTAATAGATGCTCCGTAAGAAGCATTAGTTGTAAATGCACCTGTTGTTGCATTTTTTGTTACGTCTTCAAAACCATTCTCTGATCGAACTGGTCCTGTAAATGTTGTGTTTGCCATAATTTTTCTCCTTTTCCTAGTTGTGATACATAGTCTCTAGGCCGTCGACTATACGCGTCTACATATCATTTAAATTGTATAGTAAAAAAGTTATATATTAGATTTTAGTAGAGTGCAAGAGAGCCCGTAAAGAAAGTGCGATTTCAGCGATGTAGCTTTTGTATTAAGTAGCTACAGAAACTTGTGGAGCAGCGCCTTCAACGCTATTCTGTCTGTGAGCAATAGCTGCTTCTTCCAGCTTGATCTCAGTAATGACTTGTTTAACTTTGTCATCAATTCTGACCATTTCAAGAGTATATCTATTATTGTCAATATGCTCCTGTTCCCACTTCAACTCCAAGGACCTTTTTTGTTTGTATAGGTCTTGTATCATCAACAACCTCCTCATAGGTTATTCTGTTTACTCGGCTATCATAAGAATTTCCGAGATATTCCCATTTTATACTCTTTTCTCCCAACTTGTCAAGGATTGATTGTTCAAGAGAAATAGCATTATCTTCAGCATTAACATTAAATTTTGCGTAATGATCGTATGCCCAGATTGTAATGGTGAATTGTTTCATGGTTTTATCTTTCTATTTGTTAATTGTGGCGAGACTATGTCCCGCCACAAAAATTTTCTTCTTAATGATTATGCACCTTCAACGCCGTAGATACCTCTAAAGTCAGAAGCGCCAAAAGCGTATCTTTCTCTAGCTTTGTATCTTACGTTACCAGTATCAAAGTCTCCTTCCATTGACGTAGTCAACGGAGTTCTTGAGAACATTTTCATACCATTTGGAACGTCTGTGATAATGTAAAATGAATCAGGGTCAGTTAAGAAATTGTTCACTCTGTAACCTTGAGGAATCATTCCCATGCTGTTGATTGCATTGATGTCATTATCAGCAGTTTGAGTTCTACCTTGAGACTTCATAAGTCTTTCAGCATTGAACTGATTCGCAGAAGGAATTATCATTTTAACTCCTTTAGCTGCGATTCTTAAACCTCTTTCATCAGTCATCGCTGCGATGTCGATTAGCGATTGTTCTAATGAAGTTTCGTTTAAGTCTGCTTGCGTAGTTAAAGTGTTTGATACTGTACCCGAAATTGTTGGGTGAGCAGTACTAAACAAGTTAACGCCATCACCTGTTTGAAAAGCAGTTCCAGCTGCGATTGCTGGTAGACCGTTATTCAATGGTGCTGCGCCTTTAACTTCTTTTGCATTAGACATAGATCTTGCAAGAGCTTTTGTGTATCTAGAAGAAAGTCTGTCATAAAGGTTGTCCTCTATTGCTTCTTCTGTGATAGCGAAAGCTAAAGCGATCGTTTCCATTGTGTATCTAGCAGTGTAAGTTTCTTGAGCGTCATCGTATGATACTCCAGCACCTTCTGCTTTTACGTCTGCGTTTGCAAAACCACTTAACATTACTTCTTCTTCAAAAGCTCTGTCAGATGATTCTGTTGTATAAATTTCAGCATGCTGATTTTCATACCTTTTGTACTCTAGGCCGAATAGTGCATTCAGGCCTGGTTCTAGTTCTTTAACTAGCTGTGCTCGTGATATTGCCATGTTATGCTCCTATTATTGCCAAGTTATTCCAGCTGTACCAGTGTTCTGCATGTATTGGTTAAGATTCTGACATACGATTTGAGTAGAGTTTGCTACTGCTATATCGTTATTTTCAGGATCCTCTGCAGATCTTAATAATCTGAATTGGTTAGCTGTTGCGCTAGTGTTAGCTGCAACGTTTAGTTGTTTACTTGATTGACCAGATGAAGTACTTCCCGCAGGCACCGCCTGAGTCATACTTGCTGTTAACCCGTAACTTGCTGCAGTTATTGAGTCGTCGACTCCAACTGCAAATAATTGTAAAGGGTTATCAATTACAAACGCAGTAATATCCTCTGAGTTTGCTGGTACTGTACTAGCTACATAATGGTTTTGAAAAGTCGGCTTATTCGTAGTAGCGTCATTATAAAAAATACCATTTAGTATGCCAATAGTTAGCCTAGTACGTGCTGCTTCTGCATCAGCGATATATCCAGCTTTTGACTGAACAACAGATCCCTGAAACATTGCAACGCCGTAGTTGGCATCGATGAAGTATTTGCCCTGGCCGCCAGCAGCGTCAGTTGAACCAACGTTACCTTGAGCTATAAGACCAAATCCTACAGTGTTTCTATTTGCCATAGTTATTTTCTCCTTATGAACCTGCCGTCGTTAAACGGCCTCCAGTTCGGTTTATATTTTTCGTTGGTCTTTGGAATTTTATTTCTTAGTACCACCGAAGTTTTTGCTTGAACGCTCGAATTTCATCGGCATTCTTTTGTCCTGATCCTTCAGTAAGTCGTTTTCTACAGCTTCGTCTTGACCTTCAGTTTGTCTTTTCTGATAATCAACACGACTTTGCGCGAGTTCTTCCGGTATCCTTGCCAGGAGAAGGCCACCTACTCCAATCACTCCAGCGTATTTTCCGTCCATGACAACAGGATATTGCTCAGCGTCGTATTCGTCAGCTCTCACTAACTCATAACCAGATCTCAATCTACCATGAATATTCTTGGTGTCATTGAAACCCATTGACTCTGCTCTTATCCATCTGTGCCTGAATCCATCGGGCGCTGTGGGTGCATCTAGAGATGATGGGGGCTTGTACTCTTTTGGTCTTTCAGTCTTTGACCGAGTTCCAGCCGCACGAGAAAGGTTTTTATTTGTTTCTTTTGTCATATGCTTATGCTCCTTCCGTGAGTTTTAATTGTTTTGCATACTCTTCGAGTGGCACACCTAATTTTTTAGCTATTGCTACTTGAGAC